TCCTGTTCGATATTGTCCAGGAGTGTATCTACAAAATCTCTATTCTGCGCCAGCATATAACATAGTCTACCTAGCCGGTATGTCTTGTGCGGCACCTTCATCACGTACCACACAAATACGCTGTCTGCGGCCATCTTCGATATGCCGAATACACCGGCCACATATCCGTCAATCAACAATGCCCTGTTGAAGGTTGCCGATGAACCCACAAAGTTGTGCGTCCATAGTTCTCTGTAATACTGGGCCTCTGCTGACTTAATCGGGATCACCTGCACTTTGCTATCTTCCTTGATTTCGTAGTCTCTCGGAAGCATGCTGCAGTCCAGCGGTTGCAATTTGCTCTCTGCCGGACGCTTAATCTTCTTGCCGTTTGCCAGGGCGGTTGCCTCTTCCTCCCGGTTCGTAGTGATGTAGGCGTTTAAGTCTGCTCTCGTACCGGAGCGGGCGTATATCGTGTAGCCTACCGCTTCGCCTACTCTCTTCTCCTGGTAACAGATAACCAATGCCTTCGCATCCATGCAGAGGTCGTAGAACTGCTGGTGTCCTGTCTCCGGATCAAACAACTCATACGGTGGCTCTTTCCAGGTCATCTTGCCTTGTGTGTCGTAAAACTTCTCATAGCCGGAGAAGTAGGTCGGTGGATTTGCGATAACCAAAGCGTGCGGATCATCCAGCACCTCTTTCAGATGCTCCCACATATCCAATGGTCTGTAGCTCATGCCGCCGAGCAGATTTTTAATAACTTCTATCTGCCGATTGATACTCTCGATGTGTTCGTCTCTTCTGAGGCGTAGGTCCGTGAGTATCTGATAGAAATAATCATTGCCTGCATTCTTCGACGTTCTGAGGTACAGCTGTGCATACAATGCTGTCGCAGGATCAAGTAACTCTTCATCGCTAAAGCCTTGTGCGTGGATTTCCAGCGGCTCTAACGACTGGCCGGTAATCGCATATCCGAGAACCGTTGACATCATATTGACGTCGCTTGTCTCGATTTGCTCCGGCTTAAACCCATTCTGTACTGCCAGGTTCGCCATAGCAAAGGTACCGGCACATGGCTCAACGAACCTTGTATATCCGGACTTTGCTGCAGTCTCTATCAGAGTAACGAGAAACTTCTGCTCCGACGGACCTAAACACCCCAAGAACATTGCTCCTGGGTCCATAAAAAATGCCATTTCCTTGTCTCCTTCCCTAAAAATTGTTCAATATATACAAAAAGCTGGGGCGGTTTCCTGGTATAACACCGGGGATTTTTGATACCCACCTCAGCATATTGCACAAAAAGACACCGGACCACAAAGGACACCGGTGTGCATTCCATGATAACAAATAAGGCACCGCTTCCGTCTTGGAGGCGATGCCGTTGTTTTTGGACCGGAACCCTGCGATGAACAGGACCTTAACTATGGAATAGCCACGTGCTACTTACACCAGTTCCGGATGCTATGATTAAATCCCTGCCAAACCAAACAAACTCAGCTGCTCGTAACCAGGCTCTTCCTTCCTGGCTTCGACTGCCTTCTTGACAGGTTCCTTGCTTTCTTTCTTTGCTGCGGGCTTCTTGACCTTCGGCTCTGACGGATCATATAACTCCTCGATCAGTTCTCCGGTCTGCTCCGCCCACCATTCAGCGAATACAGTTCTGTGGCACCAGTCACCCGGTACTCTCACATCTTCGTAGCAGAGAAGCACAAGCTCTTTTCCTTCGGCTCTTGCCTCTTCGTCCATTCGCTGAACCATATCAATGATTCTGTCTGTACCGATACCTTCCAGCTTTTCGTAATATGCAGGCTTGAATCTTTCAAGCTCCATATTCAACATATAGCCTTTAGGTGCCAGCGAATAACACTGCTTTCTCAGCATGTACCCCATCGGAAACTTCGGTGTCCCGATGCTGATTCCAACCGGGTAATACTTACCACTCTGTAACTCTTTGTTACTATACCTGCTAATCCAAATTGCCATCTCAATCACTCCTTTAATGCTGGTTGTTTATAGTTTTATTATACTATACAGACCTGCCTAAGTACACTGAAATAGCCTTATTTAACCGATTGTTCATATTTCCTCTTCGGCTAACCGGCAGGGATTTCGCCCTGCCTTGCCTGCCGTTGGGAAGAAATACAACTGGCTATTTTTAGGGGTGACATTTGGGTTATCGGCTAATTAGCATATTACCACTTGGTAATTCTTTATGCAACCTACTCATTTTCTACCAGGTTGTTTTACAGCCACAGGGAGCGTTTAGAAATCCGCACCCAGTAAGTAAATAGCCACAATGCCACAAGCTATTCCTATGTCCTTGTAGACGGTCTTATCACTTATGTTTTCTACTTCCGAAATCTCCTGCACCGTGTAAGGTTTTTCGTCCAGGTACATCATGCTTAACTCTCTGTAACGGCGCTTCGCCTCTTCGCTTCCGCTCTTTTCACACTCCTCACGGTACATTTCGGTCGCTTTTTCTATCCGGAACACACAGTATAAATCCTCTTCACGCTTGCGCTCCGTATCTTTGATTGTCCTCTCGGACTTTCCTGCTATCTCTCTTGTGTTTCCCATAAGGTCCTCAATGAACTTCCATCTCAGTTCTGCCTGCTCCTCCGGAGTGAACTGCTCTCCATCCGATAATGTCGCCTTGATTCTTCTGTATGAGCTGAGCAGTTTCTTTGTCTTTCTGACTTTGCTATCTTCCTTCTTTCTCCTACGTTCTTCCTTCTTCTGCTCTTCCTTGTATGCCCTTACACCTTCCTTGGCACCGATAGCAGCTATTTGGTTGATCTGTTCCTGCGTTAGGGGGAAGATTGCTTCGCCCTTTGCCTTCTCCTTATTCTCCGTTGCCATAATGTCGCCTCCTTGACTTTTCTCGCATTTGCGAGTATAATATTCTCAGTCACGAGTCGTTCCTGTCAAAGGGGCGGCTTTTCTTTTTCTCAACGGTTTCTTGCCTTGCAGGTGGCAAAGTGTGATATGTAACCAAAGCCTTCTGCGCTCTCGGATGGTACCTTGTCAGCACATACGACCTCTCCTTCCGGCGTTACTATCTTCTCCTTTGCCTTTACTCCTGCTCCTGGCCTGCGGTAGCTGATCATCGTAGGGTCTACCGGCATATTCTTTCCAGCCTTTGTCTTAACCCACATAATATGACACCCACAGTTCCTGCAAGTCCCGAACGGATCATGGGACCTCATTGGATTTATCACTCCTTTCTTGCATCACATTTCATTGTTGCTCTCCTATATTTCAAACACTATCAAAGCTACTATTCCTGCTATAAACACGATCGGTGCCAGGACGATAAACAGTGCTGCTCCTACCGTTCCTATAAACTCGCCTACCCTTGTTTCGTCGCAGGTATCTATGCCACCACATATGAAATACTGCCCTTCGCCTGTTTCCGGATCAATTACTCTGTCGCAGCACTTCCCATTGCATCCATACATTTGCTTTCGCCTCTCTATGGCTTCCTGCTCCGTTTCTTTGTGCTTCCGCATTCATTTCACTCCCCCCCCTGCTCAATTTTCTTTAATTCTTCGATGCCGATCAGTCTGCAATCCGGAAGCATGATGCTCGCAGCTCCCAGGTTGACTTTCGTTCCTTCGATTCTCATTCTTGGGTAGCCGACAAGCACTTTGCACTCCTGGGCGATTCGATAGGCATTATCTGAGATCACCTTCCGTATTCTCTTCTGATCTGCTACTGAGGTTCGCTTTCCGTTTACCGGTATCTTCCGGAACTCAGCCTGCATCTCGTTCTCGCCTTTATATATACGCTCATATATGAAGCCTCTTGCCATATCGCTTATCCTTTCTCTCTTTCCACTGCAGCCTGCGTCTTTTCTACGGTACCTTTGATTTCAAACATCACGCCCGGCTTCACGTATGCGATTGATACCGGATGTCCGAAGAAATCCTTTGCGGCTCTTCTCAGCTTTTTCTCATACTTTGCCATCTTCTTTGCGGCGTGCGCTCGTACCCACTCTCTCGCAAATTTTGCCTGTTCCATATCACTCTCCGGTGTATTCATATTGCCTCCTTACCATTCATCAATGTCTATCCACTTATCCGCATCTTTTTCCTTGACTTCAAAATGATACTCGTCGTGTTTACATTCAGCTCCTAATATATCCGTGTACCTTGTGCTAATGTATGACCGTATCTCTATCCCATACACCTTGCCTACATACTTTAACTCTTTGTCTATAGCCTCTTTTATTTCTTCCGATTTACTGTAGTAGCTGTCACCGGTTGGATTCCCGAACCTTTCTGCCACTCTGTTGCAGGAAGCCAATACTCGCATCCTGATCGTTTGTTTCCTTATCTGTTCTTTAAGTTCGTCT